GAGCAAAGAAGAGGGGCATAAAGTCTCTTTTACTCTGTTTATCTTATTTGCAAATAAAATAAAAACCAGGGTTATACGGTGTCTGGGAGCTGGCTTCAATCGGAATCCGGCGGCGTCTGGTGTTCGTGCGGCTTGGTGCTTCGGCAATCTGAACGACGGTGGCAATGCTGGCGTTGCGTGCCGCCACTCGAACAATGGGGCGGCTAACGCTAACTGGAACGGCTCTCTGGGAGCAACTGGTACAATCATGGGATTAGTATTTAAAAATCATTGCACCGTATAATCCACGCTTATGTGCGAAAATAACTTGAAACCAACGAGGCTAGTACCTACGGGAAAGCCACGGAAGTAACCAGATGAATATTAAGGAGGTTGACTTGAAAACATACTGCAAACCAGCAACGGTAAACATTGAGGACTGGAAATTCAATGAAGACGCCGTTGTGGAATGCTTCCGGAATAAGCGGAGCAGGAAAGATTTCCAGCGTCTGCTATGTAAGACCGGGAAAATAACAAAGCGTGAGATCGCAGAAGATCAGCTGAATAAGGATTTTAAACGAACCTTAGAAGCGGAATCAGAAGTAGCAAAGATGCTGACGCAACGTATAATCAACCGAGATTTACAATTAAAACCGATCCGCCAGTTTCGAAGAATTGACGGGCTGACGCAGAAGATCCGTGATATCTGCCAGGAATCTCCGGAACAGCAGGTTTTTGAGTATATCGCCGTGTTTGCGCTGAAACCGCTATTCAGAGCCAAAATTAATGCAGATTCAGTATGGCAGCATCCCAAATAAGGGAGGCGTAGCCGGTAAACGGAAGATCGAAAGACTACTCCGAAAGAAATTTCACGGGAAGGTAGTTGCCGTGAAAGGCGATGTTACAAAAGCTTATCCTTCAGTAACAGTTCCGATTGTCATGGAAATGTTGAGAAGGGATGTAGGCAAGAATAAAGTCCTGTTATGGTTCCTGGGTGCGTTGATGAGCAATTATCCTGGGAACCATCTTTGTATTGGTGGGTATCTTCCGGCATGGCTATTCAACTACGTGATGGCATATGTTCTGAGATATATTTACGGGCAAGCCCAGATGCGAAGAGGCAAGCGAAATAGGCTTGTGTATGCGGTTGTATGCTATGCAGACGATTTCACGATCTACGGAGATGTGTCGAAATTAAAGAAAGCCATGAAGAAAGCTACGATCTGGGCTCATGACAAGTTCGGGTTGAAGATTAAAGGTATCTGGCAATTCTACCAGGTGGCATCTTTCGATGAAGAACGGGAGAACCTGGAAGAACGAAGAAAAGGCAGTAAGAAAAGAACGCCTGGAGTAGATATGATGGGCTATGTAGTCCGGAGAAGGTACACAATCATCCGTGGAAGAGTATTCCGGAGGATCCGGAGACAGGTATTAAGGGCCTGGAGGCGATTATAAATCCAAGGGATTTGTTCCCTGGTGGAGAGCCTGTCGAATCGCTGCCTATAAAGGGTGGGTGAAATATAGCAATAGCTTAAAATTCCGGATAAAGTATTGCTTTGATGAACTATTCAAATTGTGCTCATACAGTGCGAGCAAGCACGGAAAGGAAGTAGAAAATGAGAAGAGAATCTTACTTATCGCAGCCATCAGTAGTTGAGATCTATCCGGTATTTTCCGGAACAGACATTATCATGCGTAAAAACATTGAGTTGGCGGAGAAAGAAGAAATCCAGGATGGGAAAAAGAATAAGTACAAGGTGTGGGAGTGTGACGAAATTCAGTTCCATTACCAGGGCAAAGCAACTCAGGAAGAGATCGAATCTGATTTTGATTACTGGTTTGCAAAAGCTGAAGAGGTTCCGGATCCTTCCAGCGTGAAAGACCTGAGACTGGAAGATGCCAGAAAAGCGAAATACCGGGAAATTGCCTCTGCGTGTGAGCAGACAATATATGCTGGCGTGGATGTGAGCACATCTTCCGGAGTGGAACATTTCAGCCTGACTGAAAAGGATCAGATCAATTTATTCGGCAAGAAAATGCAGTTGCTGGCCGGAGTGGAAAAGTTGGAATACCACGAGGACGGACAGCCTTGCAAGTATTTCTCGGCTGAGGATATGCAGAACATCGTCAATAAAGCGATGTTCTATGTGTCTTATAACACAACATATTGCAATGCCTTGAATATGTGGATTAAGTCGGCAGAGAAAGCAAGCAATCTGGAGCAGATTCGGTGGGAAGCTGAAGATCCCGGAAGAGTTCCAGAATGAGGTGCTGAAAGATTACATGAAGGTTCTGGCATCCGGAGGTATTGCATAGTGAAAAAAATCATAAAGTACCTGACACTCTTCCTGATCGGAGGAGTTTTTTATTATTCCCTGGAAGTGATCTTCTCGGGGATATTCATTTCCGGCAATGGCAGGATGCGGCGGACTGTGTTTCGTTATCTGTGGTGCGCTGAATGAGAAAAACAGGTGTATGCCCTTGGTCCTCCAGATGGCGATAGCTGCATCCGGGATCACAGTGATTGAATTTATTTCCGGGTTGATCCTGAATGTATGGTTGGGGCTGAATATGTGGGATTACAGTAACATGCCCGGAAATATACTTGGTCAGATATGTCCGCAATTTACGTTGCTGTGGTTCCTTCTGTCGGCAGCGGGAATATTTCTGGATGATGTGATTCGCTGGAAGTTCTTTGGAGAGGATAAACCGCATTACCATCTTTTCCAGAAAAGGAAGGGCGATAAATGACAAAGTTACAGATTATCTCCAAATTATGGTCGGCAATCTATGATTTAATCTTCCTGATAAAGGGGACGCCGACTAAAACCTTGGAACAGATCGAAGCAGATCTAGATGTTATCGAGTATGCATGCCGGAGGTATGTAGACCGCGATGACGAGGAGATAACATGTGACGGTAAGTGCTTAAATGAGGGCAGAAAGGAAGCGGAATGGATGCATTGATAGAAGTGTTTGGCAAATACAGCGTGGGATCACTGATCCTGCTTGTAGCTGCATTTGTATTTTTGTGCAAAATCTATTGGAAAATGAAAAAGGTCATCGTCGAGCAGCATGACTTAAAAAAAGCCCAAGATGAGCAGATCACCCGGATCATCGAGCAAGAAGCGAAATATCCAGAATGGCGGAAACAGTCCCTTGATATTCAGAAAAAGCTCACAGAGCGCATGGACAGGATGCAGAAATTTCAGGAGGACGTTATGCGTCGGATCGAGGAAATCGAAGCAGAACGGAGAAAGCAAAAGCGCAACGAGCTTCGGGAACGGCTGCTTTATGCGTACCGGTATTACACAAGCCAGGAAACGAACCCACGGCAGGCGTGGTCTGAAATGGAAGCGAGTGCGTTCTGGGACATGTTCGGAGACTACGAAAAAAACGGCGGAGACGGGCACATGCACACGGTTGTGCAGCCCGCTATGAGAGCACTGGAAGTAATTCCGATGCACGAGACAGAGCTGGTTGCAGAGCTGATGCAGAGCAGGCGGTGAGAGAATGAAAAGACGGCAAAAAAACAAGAAAACATGGTTGTGGGAATTTTCCAAAAAGCTTGTGGTTACATGTTCCGTGCTGTACGTCATGAGCTTTTTCTATTCGTGTGCAGCTATGTGGTATTTTCAAGACTTTTCCTATCTTGGTACATACATCGAGCAGGCATCCGATATCCTGCGGACGTGTGTATTCGGCTATTTTGCGAAAGCCGGGGTAGAAAATGTGTTTAAAATCAGATCAGGAAGTCAAGACAATGACGGAGTATTTTAGATTCTTTTTTTAGAAAGCGAGGAAAAATATGAACTACACAGAACTTATCAGCCAGATTTTACTTATTGTAGGCGCTCTGACGGCGCTGGTAAATATCGTGACCGAGGTAGCAAAAAGAACGTTTGACTGGGTGCAGGGGTCGAAGGTAATTAACGTCTTTGTGTTGGCGCTGTCCCTGATCCTTACCGTGGCAGTCTTTACGGCATACTGGCAGATCAAAGGTATGGTGCTTGCGTGGTATATCATCGCAGCGTTTATTATCATCGGCTTTTTAGTCGCCTACGCAGCGATGTTTGGCTACGACAAACTGCTGAGTTACTTTAAAAAGGAGGGCTGACGATGGCAACACGGGAACAGGCACTGGGATATGACGGAAGAGTGAACGGCTCCCAGAAATAACTCTAAGAGAAGGGAGGGAGTGCTATGTGGGACAAAATCCTATTCGTGTACCTTTTGGGGATCGTGTTAAGCCAGCCAGTTTATATCTGGGTGGGCCGGACATTATGCAAAATTGAGGATGTGGACGAAGAGCTTTACTGCCAGGACAACGGCGTGTATTACGAACCGAGAAAGCCGAATTACCCGTTGGTAATGGTGCTTATGACCCTGGGTGGGATCTTATGGCCACTGATTATCCCATTTGCGGTGTTTGTACCGTTGAAATTTATCCTGATGGATAAAATGGGGCAGTTGCATCCAGTGGATGGCGAGACACCGGATCCGGACGAGGACACGTACTTATAACTGGGTGGGGAGAAATCCCCACTCTTTTACGTTGGAGGAAGCTATGGCAATTATACGAAACACCTATACAGACGCATTATTCAATGGCCTTATGGCTGCCGGATGCACGATATACGGGGCATGTGGAGCTATGGGGAATATTTACGCAGAATCCGGAGCAAATCCCCGGAACTTGGAGAACCTCTGCGAAAAGAGGCTGAATTACAAATACACCGATGACACGTACACAGAGGCAGTGGACAGCGGAGAGATTACAAGAGCCTTTTTCCTACATCCCCTGGGAGATAACCGACAGTATGGTTACGGTTTCTGCCAGTGGACATCTGCCGGAAGAAAAGCAGGCCTTTACGATCTGGTTAAGTCCAGAGGCGTGTCCATCGGAGATGCGAAGACGCAGACAGAGTACATGCTGACTGAATTACAGACCAGCTACAAGAATGTCTGGAAAACATTACAGACTGCGACCTCTGT